TGTCCAGTTTCCTGTCATCGGTTAGGCAGATTGACAACCGCTCTGCTGTGCGGTGTAGAGCCTAATCTACTGTAAACATCGCCTTTTACAGGCGCACAAACTCGTCTGGTACAAGGTATCCGCCCTCTGCATCTGTGCCAATGTGCAGGTCGTTATTGACATCAATCCAGTTTCGGTTTCTGATGCTGTTCCAGAAAGCTGCTTTGTAGCTGTCGCTTGCTGTACCTGTCTTTTCCGTTACGTCCGGTGCGGCAGGCTTACCGAGAACAGGTGTTGAAGTAGGCTTGTTGAGTTCTGCTTCAATTTCAGCTTGTCTTTCAAGTCGCTGGATTTCCTTGCCAAGGTCAACAATGGTCTTTTCCATTGCGTCATATGTTTTGGAATCTTCCTCGCTGAGAACACCGTTTGCATTTCTCTTGCTGTCGAGAAAGTCACGTGCTGTATCCCATGCCTTCGCTCTCTTTTCTCTGAGTTCTTTAATCGTCATAATAAATGCCTCCTTAGTATTTCAGTAATGCCAGCCTTTTTTCAAGCTGGTCAATGGGTGTACCTTTGACAGGTTCTGCCGATGCAGATACCTTGGATAAGAATGCAGATAGATTCTTTGATTTTGAATAGGTCATAGCGGTCAAAGCATCTTCCTTTTTCTCATCTTCGTCAGGCTCTTCTTCTTCCTCCTCTTCGGGAGGGAAAGGTTTCTTCTTTTCGGCAAAGAGAATCCCGTCAACAAATCCCATCTCATGTGCCTTTTTCGCATTGAGCCATGTTTCATCGGACATCAGTTTAGCGATCTTATTTCGGCTGAGATGGGATTTGGTTTCATATGCGTTGATGATAGATTCCTTAACTTCTTCCAGAAGTTCGATTGCCTTTTCCATATCTGCTTTGTTTCCCATTGCTGATGTGGAAGGGTCGTGAATCATCATCATGGCCGTCGGTGCAATCAGCGTTTCATCGCCAGCCATTGCCACAACAGACGCAGCAGAGGCAGCAATGCCGTCAATTTTCACGGTAACTTTGCCTTTATGATTTTTCAGCATGGAATAAATCTGACTCGCTGCGAACACATCGCCCCCTGGCGAGTTCAGCCAGACTGTCAGATTTCCGCTTACTTTTGAGAGCTCATCACGAAACAGTGCGGGCGTCACTTCATCGCCCCACCAAGTATCTTCAGAGATAGGACCGTTAAACAAAAGCTCTGTTTCCGATGTATCTTCGTTTTGGATAAAGTTCCAGAATTTCTTCATTTGGTTTTCTCCTCCTTTTCTGAATTTTGATTTGCAAATGCACCTGCATCAGCGAGTTTTGTAAAGCTGCCATTTACAAGATACAAGTTACCGCCTTCCTCCTCAGAAAGCATATTCATATCTTCCTTTTCACGGATATCGTTGGCAGACATCCAGCCATTCTGTCTTGCGGTAGCATAACCCTGCATACGGGAAGCATAATCGCCACGCAGAAGTCCGTCTACATTGAACTTCACAAAATACTGCCCCTTTTCAGAATCAGAAAGAAGTGCTTTCTGCAAAGACTGCTCCCACCTTACAATCCAAGGATCAAGGCTGTATTTCACGAAATCCAATGACAGATGTTCTACGTTACTGAATGTTGCATGGTCAAGGTCACCGATCATATGAAGCGGTACACGATACATTCTTGCGATTTCTTCAATCTGAAATTTTCTGGTTTCCAGAAATTGTGCTTCATTGTTTGGAATTGCAATGGGAGTAAATTTCATGCCCTCCTCTAAAACTGCGACCTTGTGAGCATTTCTTCCGCCATAGGCTCTCTGCCACGCATCACGCACACGTTCCGGATTTTTGATCACTCCGGGGTGTTCCAAAACACCTGACGGACTTGCACCGTTTCCAAAAAACGACGCACCGTATTCTTCGCAGGCAATAGAAATGCCGATTGCATTTTTCGCAAGTGCAATCGGCGAATATCCAACCAGACCATCAAATCCAAGTCCGGGAATATGCAAAACTTCATCAGCGTAAAGAACGATATCGCCTTGTTCTTTCAAGTTCGGATTTGCTTCATCATAACGGCTGTAAATGTATATCAGACGGTTTTTCTCATCACGGTCAACTTTTATCTTATCTGGCATCAGAGGATACAGTCCCAAAACATCACCTCTGCCATTTCGGATAATCTGTGCATAGGCATTGCCGTAAATCAGAAGATGGGACATTAAGGTTTCTCGGAAAACAAAAGAAGTCATTTCTGGATTTGGCTGGTCGTGGAGTAAAAAGTAAAGCGGGTGCTGTGGCACTCGCTCTTTTCCGTTTTCGGTATATTGGTAAACGTGTAATGGCAGCTGAGCAATGGCTTCTGACAGAACCCGCACGCAAGCATAAACTGCGATATGCTGTAGGGCTGTTCTGTCGGTGACTCTTTTTCCTGCATTGCTTCTGCCGAAAAAATATGTGTATGACGGGCTGTCATAGCTGTTTTGAGGCTTATCTCTGGACTTAAAGAGCCCGCTGAAAATCCCCATGAAATCACGTCCTTTCTTGACTTTTCGTATATGAGTGTGGTATAATATGTGAAACTAAATGTGGGGCATTTGCCTTACAAATCGGAATTTGACGAACTGGTTTAAATTGGGACTTAAGTGAGTAAAAAAAGAATTTGAATAATTAAAAAATTATAATCCAGTAATTTCAATTGGGGAGTATAATTATGGAGAATGGCAGATTTGTTACATATACAGACAAAGATAGAGATATTGTCAGAAAAGGAATATGTGAAATTGCAAAGGTATTACTTGGAGATGATACCCAAAGAAAACTCAGTATGCTTTTTTGTTTAGATTGGTTTATGGATCCATATTATCAGCAGGATATAAGTGATATTCATGATGATTTAGTGTTATTGTTACAAACAGTGATTACTGAACCAAATGAAGATGATGTAATAGAAGATGCAATAGAATTACTGATGAGCTATGAGTTACCACCATTTCCACTTATTGAAGAAAAGAGAAACAGAATACCACTAAAATTTCAAGATGATATAGCTTATCTGTTAGACCCCAAAAGTTTTGAAGAATAAATCCTGGGTTTACCGCATTGATTAAAACCAAATTTTCCTTTAAATCACTTACAACTTCCAGTTTGTCGCTCCAATTACAACACCAACATATCCCTCAAATCATAAATGGAATCATCAGAAACACATCCACAGCGAATTGCACGGTCAAGAGCCATAATCATGGCAACCGCACCGTCAATCTTCTCTGTGGATTTTTCTTTGTCCGGCTTAATGTTTCCGGCAGGGTCACGGCGAATGAAGATGTTGTCCATCATCCACCTCAAAACAGGATGTCCATTGTGGGCAAGCGTCTGTTCCAAGGTCAGTTTCATCAATTCCTTAGTCGGCGGGCTCATATCTTTGTAGCCCTGCCCGAACTGCACCATCGTAAAACCAAGCCCCTCCAGATTTTGCGACATCTGCACCGCACCCCAGCGGTCAAATGCTATCTCTTTGATATGAAATTTCTGTCCCAGTTCATCGATGAAGTTTTCGATAAAACCGTAGTGAACCACATTTCCTTCAGTTGTTTTCAGATAGCCTTGCCGTTTCCACACATCATATGGAACATGGTCACGTCTTACTCTGAGGGGCAGTGTTTCTTCCGGCAGCCAGAAGTAAGGAAGAACATAATAATGCTCATCTTCATCTGTTGGCGGAAAGACAAGCACAAAAGCTGTAATATCCGTAGTGGAAGATAGGTCAAGCCCACCATAGCAAACACGCCCCGTAAGCAACTCTTCATCAAAAGCCACCTTGCATTTGTCCCACTTCTCCATTGGCATCCAACGAACAGCCTGTTTTACCCATTGATTCAAACGCAGTTGCCGAAACGCATTTTCCTCGCCCGGTGTTTCCTTTGCAGAATTACACGCAGCCACCACCTTATCCATGCCGATGGTCTTATCCAGACTTGGATTTGCTTTTTTCCAGACCTTCGGGTCAGTCCAATCTTCTGATTCATCTGCACCATAAATGATTGGATAGAAAGTTGGATCATGCTTTCTGCCTTCCAGAATGTCCTTTGCTTTTTGGTGAACTTCATAGCAGATGCTGTTGGTGTCCGTTCCGGCTGTGGTAATCAAAAAGTACAGTGGCTGCATTCTGGCATCGCCGGAACCTTTGGTCATAACATCAAACAGCTTTCGGTTCGGCTGCGTATGCAGTTCATCAAACACCACTCCGTGGATGTTGAAACCATGCTTGGAATATGCCTCTGCCGAAAGCACCTGATAGAAGCTGTTGGTCGGAATATACACGATACGCTTTTGTGAGGTCAGGATCTTCACTCGCTTGGAAAGGGCAGGGCACATTCGCACCATATCAGCAGCCACATCAAATACAATGGCAGCCTGTTGGCGGTCGGCAGCACAGCCGTAGACTTCGGCACGTTCTTCGCCGTCACCGCAGGTAAGCAACAGGGCAACCGCAGCGGCAAGTTCTGATTTGCCGTTCTTCTTGGGAATCTCGATGTAAGCCGTGTTAAACTGACGATAGCCATTCGGTTTCAGGATTCCGAACAGGTCACGGATTATCTGTTCCTGCCAGTCCAGCAGTTCAAATTTCTTTCCCGCCCATGTGCCTTTGGTATGGCTAAGGCATTCGATAAAGGAAACAGCATAATCTGCCGCCTTTTTGTTATACTTGGAATCCTCCGCCATAAAACGGGTTGGTTTAAATCTTGCCATTGTTCTCACCTCCAAACAAAAAAGACCTGCCAAAAAGCAAGTCTGCATCATTTATTTTAATGCCCTCATGGGGCAGTTTTGTAATCGAGATTCCATTCCCATTGTAACCATGTTACCATACAAATTCAATGATAGCAAGTCATAACGAAAAAATATACTGCACAAATATATGGCTCAGATTTTGTGTACTATATTTCTTCGATACGAGCCACAGCCCCCTTGAATCAGGGGCTGTTTGGAAAGAGTGAGGAAGGTTTATCTTCCCGTCATACTTTCCCATTCAAATTCGCAGGCGTTTTCGTACTCCTCATCGAAAAGGGCATCGTCATCGATTTCCTTTTCCGTAAAGTCGATGCTGTCGATTTCCTCAAAGGTCGTTCCGTTTTCCTCGGCATCTGCCTTTGCAAGGCTTTCTGCGTTTTCCTCAACCCATGCAGTGAACTCCTCGTTGTCCATCCTGTCCTCGTTTTCAATCTCCAGTTCGTATTCGTAGTCCGCATCGAACCAGATGATGACCGCCTTTGTGATTTCGGTTCTTTCGTTCCAGTCCGTTCTGTTTGCCATTGCTCTTGCCTTTGCGATTCCGTATGCTACCATTGTGTTTTTCCTCCGTTTTTTTGGTTGTTTTCCCTTTCGGTAACTGTATATTACCATACCTTTCGGCGTATAGCAAGCGGCTAAATGTACAGAACATAAGGCGATATTTCCGCTGTATATTTGGTAGATTTGACACTGGATAAACTTGCTTTTCTATGGTAAAATACAATACAATGGAAAAGGCATCTCGGAAAATTGCAGCCACCAACCAAGCCCCGCACAGTTCGCCTGTGTGGGGCTGATTTTGACTTTTGGCAGTTTTTCGGCAAACGCTCTGAAAGCCCACACAGGGCAAACAGGGCGGTTACATGGGGAACTTTCGGTGCATTACAGACAGGATTTTCTCCCGTTCCTCCGTGGAAACGCCGATGCTTTCCAGTGCCTGCCGAATACCGCAGTCCGGGCAAATGGGCGTTTGGTTGTCCGTTCTGGAAAGTGCCGGCACATCGGAGTAGGGTTTTCCGCAGAGTGGGCAGACTGCCGAAACTGGCTTATCCGTTTTCATGGTGGTACACCTCCCGTTCGCTGATGTCCATGGCTTTCCGCAGGTGTTTCAGGTCAAAACCGAACTGGCGGTAGCCGTCCACACAGGTGCGGATGTAGGCAGAAGTGGGAATGCCCAGTTTCCGTTCCTCGTGCATGATATACACAAAGGCAGTCAGCTTTTTTCCGGTTTCTGCAAGAGGAAGTTCCAGTTCCGTTTTGTAGTAGAAATGGGGATACCCCTCATAGCGGTCGAGGGCAAGTTCATCTCGTTCCGACACCGACCAGACTGCCGCCGGAACGGTACAGCCCCGTTTGGGTTCGATGGTCAGATAGGAGCCGGTCTTGCTGCCTTTGAACAGCAGCTGGTAATTTGGGATCTCCGCAGTCCCCACAATTCTGGCATCCGGGCAACGGAACTGCATCTGTTTCACGTTCAAATTGCTGCCGTAGGCAAGGTAAAACTTTTTCATGCAATCAAATCCTTTCTGAAAGGGATACCCTTTCACCACCATAAGACCGCCGAAGCGGTCTGGTGTAGCTGGTAGCAAAAGGCTGTCCCTTTATCTGCCGAACCGGAAAGCGGCATCGCCATCAAGGTTCTTGGTAAGAAAATTTCTCGCAGTGGCGAACTCCTCGCCGACCAGTCCCAGCCGAATCAGCCATGTTCGCATGGCGAATTTCGGGTTTTCCGTTTGCTGTGGTTTCGGGCTGGCTGTTCGCAGTCCCTTTGCCATTTCGGAAAGGGCAAGGCAAAGTTGTATGTAGCTTTTCAGCTGTCCGGCATGAAGTCCGTTTTTCCTGCCGTTGGCAGGCTTGTCGAATTGAAATAACCGGAATTCAATTGTGCCTTTTGTAAAAGTTGCGTGATAGTTCAGCATGTGGTATCGGCTGTCGTTGTAGTGCTGATTTCTGCCGTAATTTGCACCGTTTGCCGTATACCAGATGTCTGCGAACTGTGCCATGTTGGTTGGCTTTTTCCGGTTCAGCTGTTCGATGAATTGGGGATTGACCGTTCTGCAATATCGGTTCATTCTGCCTTGGTCGATTTTCAGGGCATCTGCAATCAGTCGTTCATGGCTCGCCATCAGGTTGGCGAGATTTCGCAGGGTTTGCGGTGTGTGTCCGTTTGCTCCAATGTGAATGTGTACTCCGGCTCCGATGCCTGCATGGCTGATTGCACCAGCTTTTCTGAGTTTGCGTACCAGTTCCTGCAAGGTTTCAATGTCCTCGTATTTCAGAATCGGCGTGACCAGTTCGCACTTTTCGGCATCGCATCCTGCAATGCTGACGTCTTTCTGGAATTTCCATTCTCTGCCCTGTGCATCCCAAGCCGACCAAGTGCTGTAGCCGTTTCGGCTGGCGGTGTATTCGTATCTGCCTGTGCCGAAATGGTCGGCGGCAAGTCTGGCAGCTCGTTCTCTGGTGATGTGGTTCATCTCAATCTCCACGCCAATGGTCTGCTTTTTCAGGTTTTCAATCTGTCTTTCTGTTTTAGCATTCATAATGTTTTCCAGCCTCCTAAAATCCTGTGTCGGCATACCCGTTCGCCTCGGGCAGCATCCTGCCTCGGCTCAGGGCATCCGTAATTTCGGGCTTTTTC